ATCCCACTATTCTCCACTTATCCACACATTTATCCACAGCATAGCTATGTTTTTTTGAACCTTTTTAAAACTAGTCAATTTTCTGCTCTGTTGTTGTTTTTTTACCACAATCTTCCGCATTCCTATATACCTCTTGCTTTCCTAGTGGAGTTGTTATCCCATTGGGTTACTCTTCTCAGGTTATCAATGTGATTATTCGTAGAATCATCGTCAATGTGGTCTATAACAACAGACTTGCTTATGAAACCAAACACAGTAGACAAGTCTCTGACAATCTTCCATTCTTCCCACACTATACCCTCTGGTGGATTGTCATATAGTGGAGCCCATGTATCTATTATCATTTTATGAGCACGTATCTTCCGTCTCCAAGAACATCCACTGGAGTTAAGTATACCAGAACCATCTCCCCACCAATCTGCTTCATCCACCGAGACATCATACGAAATATCTTTGAGTTTTTTACTGTTCTTGTTATGGTAATATGACTGATGTCCTTCTAGAAGTTTATTATACTTTTTACTCCACACCTTACCACATTCACTGACTAACCATCTATCATATATCTTACCATAACATATAGCAGTTTTCATCGCGATGTCTTTACCATCTATGTTCATGGTGATGACATCACTGTTCATATCAAATAAGTTCATCAGGGTGGACAAAAACAGAGTAGCGTTTTCCTTTTACGAACCAAACGCGTCTTCCATCGTCATCCTGAGTTTCACTGATATAGAGTTCCACCTTATATCCTATGTCGGTCCATTTGACATAGTATTCATCTCGGGCCATCTCTACATCTTCTACTGAGTGAAATGGTCCAAACTTGACATCAACAGGTTTAGTGCTCATGTCATATGGTCCCAGCGAAACTTGTGTTCAGGGTACATGTTGTCAATCGCGTTAATCATTGTGGCTCCTGGTATATGGTAGTTCGATAGAAATGAAATCAGTTCTTCGTACTCACCATATTCTAGCCAATTCTCAGAGAGGTGACGACTGGTCACCTCACGCATACGTTCATCAATAATCCAGTAATTGTTCATTAGAACTTAATATCCTCATCAAGTGGGTTAGGAGTAACGGTGCCTTCTACTATGTCCACACCAGCATCAATCTTGGTGTAAAGGTCAATGAATGATGCCTTGGTGTCTTCATCAAAGCGATTGGTGCACATCTCGATTGCCGTCATACGGTCATTGAAGATGGCGAATGCCTTGGTGATATGGTCCAAGCGGCGAGTAGAAATGATCTCATCAATGCCACCATCATAGAAGGTCTTGCGAATCACTTCAGCCCACATGACCAGTTTGTCAGCGAACTCCGCGTCGATTGCGTTGTACTTCTTCATCGAACCGAGTACAATCTTTTTCTCGACAGTGGCAGTAGGATAGGGTTGTTCCAAAGTGACAGCGAATCGCTCAAGGAATGCTTCATTGAGAATGTTGGTGCCGATGAAGCGACCATCTTCAGAACCCTTACCTTTAGTGTTGGCGGTGGCCATCACGTTGAATCCAGGTTTAGGAGTAATCCACTTGTTAACCTTCTTAAGAAACACACCCTTGCCTTCTAGTACAGGCTGAAGTGCAAGCAACTTGTTAGAACCAAGGTCACATTCATCAAGCAACAACGTGCAACCACGCTCCATTGCCTCGATAACAGGACCAGGCACAAACTTTGTTTCACCGTTTACAAGGCGGAATCCACCAAGCAGGTCATCCTCATCAGTTTCAATGGTGATGTTCACGCGAATCAGTTCTTTGTTGAGTTCTGCGTGAATCTGCTCAATCATCAGTGTCTTACCGTTACCGGATAGACCAGTGACAAAGACAGGATAGAACAAGCCAGACTTGACGATCTTCTTGAGCGGAGTATGGTTACCCCATGCAACGAATCCATCAAAGGTATCAGGCACTAGGTTCTGAACGTCCATGTTGGACGCAATCAGGTTCATAACTGCTGCATCCTGAACAACAGGCGCAGGAGGCAGAGTAGGAACAGAAGCAGGAGCGCTCGTACCATCTACATCAGGCAGTTGATACTGGTTGTAACCAACAGAGCAGTTCTTGCGAAACCAAGTAGGAAACGGGACACCAGCCCGTTCTGCGGCATCACGAGTCTGCTGCTTGTTGATAACAGTACCGTTTCCGTACATCTCGGAAGCGCACACAACAAACTGAAGTTTCTTAGGAGTCAATTTCATAATATATAACCGTTTTTTCACTCTAATATAACTATTCTAACACGATTTGGGGACAAAAATCAAGGGCTTAGTCAAACCGATTTTGTATGGGGGGCATATCATTCCGGTATGCCCCTTGGGGATGGTTACGCCACCTTGGCGGTGAACTTGTTCAGGAGCACTCGACTGTGAGCACGTTTCTTGGATGCCTTACCGAAGGCGGTTTTCAGTTTTGCCTTGGAGGCACCAACCAGTTCATCGTCCAAACCTGAATCATTTTCGATAGCAAGTTGGCGGCCACCAGGCAGAACATAGTATTCATCGTAACCTTGCACATTAGGAACCACGACAGCACCGTCACGCTTCATAACCTTCTTAGTGTTTTCGATAACAGTGCTAGAGTACGTTCCAAGAATATCTGTCCATGTGTCCCAGCCGATTTTACCAGCGCGACCACGACCAGCGATGAAGAAACCAAGCACGTTCATGTCCAAAACACGATTCTTGAGCGCCTTCAGGAGCAGGATAGTCAGTTCACGACCGCCGTAGAAACTAAACGCATTACCTGCTGTTATATCGTACTGCTTGTTAGTAACAGGGTCGATAACCAAGTTTTCCTTACCCCAACTGCGGTGACGCAGTTGGTCGGTGCCATTCCAGGAACCGCCACTCGTGTGCTCATATTGTTCCCAGACACCACGATTGCCGTCTGAGTCACCATCAGTCAGAAAGACAGTGTTAAGTTTCTGAACGCCGGTGCGCTTCTTAAACTTAGGTGCATAGTCCATCATGGCGATGATAGACTCATTGAGCGGAGTAGAGCTGAGCGTATACTTACGGCAATAAGGCGCTGGGTAACCAGTTATGCTCCATTCTTCAAAGAATGGTCGCGTCATTTCTTTAATGGTCATCCACACATAGTGCATCATTTTTTCTTCATCAGCAGCATTCATGCGACTGGAGAAAAAGTTTAGAAGACGAGTGTCTTCATTAAGGACAATCTCGCCATTCTTAGGTTCAATTATGGCAGGGGCATCATTATCTGTGTATGAGAATCCTTTTCCAACGTAGGAATTAGTGAAAGCAAATACTTCAAACGGAACTTGAGTACGACGGCAGAACCATACCAACTGCATCAACTGATGAAAGGTATTGACAAGATTCTCAGACATAGAACCAGACCAATCAAGCACCATAATCATACCGTGATTAGTGGCACCCGGCAACGTAGTCACTTTCCGAAACAGATCATCGTTGAACTTGTATGTGTGTAGTGCACTCATGTCCAACGTGCCAGTCTTGGAAGTGGCAGCACGAGCATACAGGTCCGCAGCCTTCTTCATCTCGAATTCTTTGACCATGTAAGCAACAGACTTTTTCGAGTCATTTTTGAATGCGCGAATCTCGTCTAGAGAATACTGTATCCAGTTTGTTCTAGGTGAATGGTCATAATGCTCAGACAATTCATCAACGATAGTTTTGTAGTCAACAATCATTTTATCCGAATCAATCTTAGGAATACGTGCGTAAACCTTCTCAGTGGCATCCAAGTCAGCCAAATCTTTTACGGACTCATTGGCAGCCTTGTCAGTCTTAGACTCTGGATCCTGGTCAACATCAGAATTGCCACCAGAACCATTATTGTCATTGGTAGTGCTGCCAGACTTGTTACCAGATTCACTGGACTCATTACCGGACTCGTCAGATTTGTCACTGGATTCACCAGACTCATTACCGGATCCGTCATTGGATTCACCAGACTCGTCACCAGACTCGCCATGCGTGTCAGTCATTGACTCTTGCGAACCATCAGAACCATCAGAATCGTCAGACTCATCATCATCCTGCTCGGGATTATCCTTCATGTACTGAGTGATATCCGCAGCAAGATCGAGAACTTCCGCTTCGGTGCGTAGTCCAGCGGTACGTTTCACAAATACTGATTCATCATCAGTGAATGTGACATTGGTCATACCCTTGAAATACAGATTGATGCGGTCAATCAAGTTTTGCTTTTGTGGATCAGTGTCACCAATACCAAAAAAGTCACGGTCCATCAGCGCCGCATACCCTTTGTTGAATAGGTTTACCGAGCCAGGATACTTGCTCTTTACGAACTTCTCAATACGTGCATCTTCAAGAACGTTGACGATGCTTTTGTTGAGCTTACGATTGCGAGAATCAATAAGTAGGTCCAAAGAAGTCCAGAGCGCGTGGCCAATCTCATGACAGACCATTAACTCCTCTTCTTCTTTGGTAATATCATCTTTCCAAACGGGCAAACCCAACTCGCGAGTTTTGACATTGAAGTACGCAGTCTCCATAGGTTTGGAAATTACGTGAATGTCTTCATTCGCGAGCAGTTTTGCAATGGTAGATTTTTTGTTCATCTTGTCTCGTTTTTTGACGTTACAGTAGCCATTCTACAGACATATTGGGCCATTGTCAAGTCATTTTGGAGGTTTAGTCAAACAGATTTCATATGGGGGACATACCATTTCGGTATGGTTGTAAGTCTTTGATTTTACTAGGTGGTTTCTGAGAGAATACTATTTGTCCCAGGACTTGATTGCAGTGAAATTGTTGAATGAGAACTCCATTCTGTCCACCAATTTTACCGCATTACCCGCCACCCTGTCAATAGCAACGTATCCTTCTGGGTTTGTCACTTTGAATCCGTTATCTGTCTTGATAAATGTGTCGGTGAGTCCTTTGACGCTGTTCAGTTTCTTGACAATCAGCATCTTGGCCTCAACTAGCAGATTCTGGAATGTGATCACTTGAACCAGATTGCGAGTGTGCTTCTTTACCTCTCGCACATACTCTTTTTGCAGGTTAGTATATTTTTCTTTACCCTTGTCACTTTTGGCTTTGTCAATCTGTTTCTGGATTGAGTCAAACACCCATTGCTCATAACCTTTTGCATGTGCTGTGGGATTCTTGATAATCTCACCAGCACGCACTTTACTGTTGTTATAGGTTTTCAGTGATGCACCCGCTAGTGGACCTGTCATGCTGTCTTGCAGTCTCAGAAATGAGGTCAGTTGGCCAGAGTTGATTTTTTGGAACGTCTTACCAGTATCACTGAGCACGGCAGTTATCTCGGTTGTCTCTTTTTCCGTGAATGTTGCTTTACCTGATACATCCTTATATGTCGCATCATCCATCCACACTGTGCTAGGTTTCTTCAAACCGCGAATGTCTGCACCAAACGATGCCTGCATGTCCTGTAGCGTCCCACCACTGTACGTTGTGTGCCAAACAATACCAATCTTCGACTTCGATATTGTCTTGCCTAAATCACTACTTACGGGCACAGCATAGACGATGGTGTTGGGTTGAAAGGTATAGTATTTCTCACCATCGATAGTGGTTGTCTCCACATCGTCAGTGAACATCAGGTCACCCTGCAAAACGTTCTTGATACCCAACTTGGATAGTTCTGCAAGAGCCACTTTGAACTTGGAGTTTAGTGTGCCAGATAGGTCAGCGTCTATCTCTGCATTTGTCTTGTAGAGTTTGGGATTGACATTGAATACACTTTTCTTGGCAACAAAGAACTTACCGTCACTTGGGTCTATACCAGCAAACACTGCTGGTGCTCCATCCCATTTGACTGTCATATTCACGGATGAACGACTTGCACCAGCCATCATATCTCTGAGTGAACGTAGAAAGTTGATGGCAGCACGACCACCTGTCACACCATAGTTGAGTATTTCATCCTCTAGATGCTCCAAGTGGAGATTCTTGCCACCCTTGTCCTCATTCAATATTTCAAAAAAAGATTTCATTCAAGTATTTATAAATCATAAATATGGTATGGAGAAACCATCATGTTGCACTGGTCTTTGTATGCAACTTATTGCCGCATATAATCAGGCAAGGATGTCTTGTCCCACCACAATGTGTAATCTGACAGAAACATCAGTTTGTCAAGAATGTGACAGAACTACCAAAGAGATTATAATGTCAGACTACACACTAAAACCATCATACCCAAAAGATGATTTATCAAAGACAGGCAGGTCATCATCTTGACCTGAGTCAGCCAAGTCATTCTGTTCATTCTGACTTATATCAAATAGTTTCATCTTTGCTCTGTCTATACCAATCACAAATCGTTTGTTTATGGTCGGGTCATTATACCTGTTCTTCAACTGTTTGATTGCAATCTGATTTAACTCTTCTAGTTCTTCATTGGAGATGAGTGCAAACATTAAATCAGCAGTTGCGGGTAGACCAAAACTTTCTGATGTGTCTTCTAGTCCGATGTCACTATTGGAATATCCTGATCTGGTTGTTTGTGTGGCAGACATGATAGGCACATTGATTTCAACCGCAAGGCCACGCAATTCTTCTGCAATCGCCTTGATGTACATGTAAGAGTTGACATTGCCATTTGCTTTGAACCTTGAAGATGCACAGATATTCAGATAGTCAATAAAAATGATGTCTGGCTTGAAAGATTTCTTGACTGCCAGTTCTTTGATTAGTCCACGAAAATGATTACTATGAGCAGAGGCAGTCGGATATTCTTTAATAACCAAATTTCCTGTTGTGCTCTGTATGATGTTGTCTATCTTGGTGTCATACATCTGCTTGGGTAGTTCATGCAAATCATCAATAGAGATGTTCATCAGGTTTGCATCGATACGCTCTGCAATGCGTTCTTCTGCCATCTCTAGTGTGATATACAGAACACTTTTACCCTGACTCAAACAGTTGGCTGCCATATGACACATGAACAGAGATTTACCGACACCAGTGCCAGCAAGTGCAATGTTCAGTGTTTTCTGTGGCAAACCACCTTTGGTGATTTTGTTGAAGAACTCCAAATCAAATGGAATCTTCTCCTCTACCTTGTGATAGAACTCATACCGTTCATCAGTGTCAGAAAGGTAATCATGGCCAACCCGATTATCAAAACCAACAGCCAAGGCATCTGTAAGAATACTAGGTATAGCATCTGCGCCTCGTGATTTATCTTTTCCATCAATGATTTTAATGCCGTCAACAATCGCATTATACACCGCCTTATCTTTACAAAACTGCTCAGTTGTTTCTACTAACCAGTCAAAATTTACATCATCGTCTTTCTTTAGACTCTGGACTACTTCTATGACTCTCTTGAAGTCATCTTCATTCAAATCTTTGCGGCTGTCCAGCTCAACCTCAATTGAGTTCTTGTTGGGCAGCGCATTATACTTCTCTACAAACTTCTGTATCTCTTCAAACAATATGCGCTCAGTCCTATCAGAGAAATAGTCACCTTTGATGAAAGGTAATACTTTACGTGCATATTGTTCATTGTGTATTAGGTTTGCGAGTGCTGTCTGTTCAATTGTTGTCATTCATAAACCTCGTTAGCCGCATAGTTTCATCTATGCGGGT